CTCCAGTAATCAATGGGGTAAATGGGTTTTCATCCGCCCCAGTTTGTTGTGTTGGGGCCATAACGGTTTGAGTTTTCCCGTTGAAGTCAGTCACAACAAGAGACTCACCTTTCTTGATGCTTGTTACAGTAGGCTTGCCAGCAACTGCGCGGAAGCTACCGTCCGGCATCCGTTCATAAATAATTCCGCCAGCCTCTTTAGTTTCAGGTTGTATCGCCCCCTGAATTGTTTTTGCAGCAGTTAATGCCTTGTCGATTGGGACACCCTTAGAGACAGCAGCAGATAACAGACGCTCGACATCAAGACGAGGCATACCGTAAGTCTTTTCCTCCACTGACGGCGTAGGCATTTCCATCATCTCAAGTTCTGATAATGGCCTTTGCTGAGTAGTGACGGGCCTTACTATGCCAGCCCTTAGAACTTCTGGAAGATTTGCCTCGGCCTGCATCTGTTTCTGCATTTGTTGCAGTTGTAGCCCTGTTACACGATCCTGCACCGCTTGCTGCATTGCACCACGGTAGGCTTGCTGTCCTGCCTGTAGACCTTGGGCCACAAGTTCGCCTGTAGACCTGCGGACAGGACTTCTTCCTGATCCCGCAAGCAAGGTAAGGCCGAGGTTTAACAACCCTTGGTCTTGCGCCTGCTGCCTTAGTTTTTCCTGTTCATCTGCGCCTAATAAACCTCCCATATAGGAAGGCATCTGACCAAACACACCGCCAAGGAAGTTGCTAGTTGACACTGTTATCTCCCAAGCAAACCAAGCAGCCCGCCAGCAGCAGCACCAATACCTGTGCCCAAACCAGGAACCATGCTACCTAGCTTTGCCCCAGTAAGGGCGCCACCAAGTGCGCCAGCAAGCGGGTTAGAGTAAGTCGGCTGGATAGTTTGCTGACCCATAGGAGCACCGTAAGCAGAACTCAAGAAACTCTGTAAGTTCGAGTAAGGCTGCTGCTGTTGGTAGTTGAACTTCTGGATCGCGTCTGCAAGTGCCGCTTGTTGGTACTGCTCCGCTGTCTGACCAACTTGCGCGAGTTGCGCAATATCCGTGTAGTCCTGTGCTGCCATACCTGGTGCAGCACCAATTGCCGCTTGTTGCCTTGCTCGCTCTTGTTCGTACAAGTTAGCACCCAAGCCAAGTGCAGACATCTGCCTTGCTCGTTCATCTCCGTAGTTCTGATAAGCAAGTTGTCCTGCCTGACTGGTTAGCGCATTTGCTAGCGCACCCTGAGCCCTTGCCTCTTGGCTCATAAGGGCTTCGTTTGTTCCATAACGTCCAGAAGCAGAAGCCTTCGACCGCATTTGGTTAATAGCGTCCTGATAAGCCTGAGAAGCCTGCGTAAACCCAGGTTGTAGTGCTTGAGTCAGGTAAGGATTAGGCCCAAGAAAACTGCCGCTCAACGTGTTTTGCAAAACAGGGTTGAATTGGCCTTGAAGTGTTGCAGCTTGACCTCCACCAATCTGACTTGCTAACTGTTGTTGCGCCAAAGGGACAAGCGGATTGCCTTGCATAGCCCTTGTCTGCATAGCAGAGAGCGCAGCCTGCGTCTGTTGTGATGGGCCAATGTAGGTTTGTCCTGTGTAGGCTTGCGGGCCTCCAGTAGCATAGAGACGTTGGGCCTCAGATAGACCGTATTGAACATAAGGGGCTTGAGACGGGTCTAATTCCGTCCTCGTCACCGTGTTTGTTGAGCCACCAGACATATCAAACCTCTCTTACCCACTTACGGGGCCGAAAACCTAACGCCTTAGCTTTGCGATCCCAGCCTTTACGCCACGAATCAAAGCTGATAGTCCTTGCGCCACCTTCTCTCGCAAGAACGAGAACATGATCCATGCCTGCATCAAAATCTCCCTTGCCATAAGCGCACCAAATATGCAAATTATCGCTGATAGGCTGAAGAACAACAAACCCGCAAGGATAACTGTCCTCAAAGTACATCCAAAGAAGTGATCGTCCCGCAAAACAGTCTGCGTAAATGTCCTCCGGTATCCACTGCTCCGGACTTTTCTTGAGAATGACTTCCAGTCCTGCCCTAACGAACGGCCAAATTTTCCTAAGTTCTTCGGGTTTGATGTATCTTGCATTCATCCCACCACCACATATCCATAGGTTTTATCGGAGGTTGCATTGGGGAAATGAGTAATCGTCGCAGACCCGTTCGTAACGCTAGAAACATACACCCAACCGTTAGAAAAGCCCCCAACAAACTGCATCGTGGCAATCACAGAAGGAGTAGCAGGCCGCGTAGGACTCGATTGAGCGGGGATTTGCTCGATGATGACAAGCGTTGAGCTTGTAGCCCACATCAACTCAATGTAATCGTTAGCAGCAAGGTCTACAAAGAGATTTAGCGCGGCAATAACATGGCCTTTTACCGACCCATGCTTGGAATCAATCGAGAATCTTGAGTTCGAGTCAGCAATATCAGTCCCGTTCTTCCTAACCCATACGTCTACATCCTGGATCTGCGAGTCATCGTTAGCAAACTGGATTGAGAACTGAAAGTTGTACTTGCCAGCAGCTCTGACATTGATCCTGCTTGAGTTGGAAAGGTAGACGTTGTTCGTTAAATCGGTATTGGAAAGCGTAATCGCATACGCCGTTGTTGTGCTTGCGGCAGATTGGTCGTTAACGTCATAAAACGAGCCATACGGGATCGAATCAGCGTAAGCAGCAGCAGAGTAGGGAACAAGGATGATCTTGCTTTCTACCCCTATTCTCGCGTCTGTGATCGTGGTTGTGGTGGCGTTTCCTGTGTTGAGCGTTACCGTTCCGGTGTTATTCGTCTTACCGTCCATGATGCCACGGACAATTTCAGCAACGGCTCGCTGGTCGCCACCAAAAGGAGGTAGCGTACGAAAGATCATCGCATACCCTGCGGGGTTAGCGTTACATCTAAACCTACAGCGGCAGACCAGACCCCTGTAGGTATGGCTTTCACTCGATGATAGGTTCCTGCTGAACGCAAACCAATACGGTTATCGATATTGGCCGAATAGGTCTCACCAGTAAAGTCGGTCTGTTGGTTAAGCCTGCGCCTAGAGTTCACCTGTACGGAACACGAGCCGCCCTCAACGACAGGTCTAATGAGCGTCATCACTGAAGGCATGTCATTTAAGGCCAAGTCAGGCGTGACAATGTTTGCTGTCAAAGCAGATCCAGAGAAGGCGACAATCTTTTCGCCTAACGTACCTGTCAGTAAGTTAGATGTAACCGTGTACCCAAATGAGTCTAGGCTTGCAGGGAGCGCGTCTAAGCTACCGTATACGTCTAGTTGCTCTAACGTGAGCCCAGAGGACGAAGTTGTCGTTATGGCGGTCGAAGAGGCGATCGTGTCTACGTTGGCAATGGCATAAGACCACTTAGACAAGTTAAAGTTGTAGATCAAAAGCGCGGTTGTCTGATTGACAGTCTTAAAAGCCCAGATAACTAGGTTTTTAAGGGGATCTACAGCAGCCGACATCGTTGCAAGCTGAGAAATATCAACCTGCGAAAAGAACCACCTATCGACTTTTTCTACGGAAATAGACTTAACTTCTTGCCCGTTAGTGACGTAAAACCCGTCGTCAGACAAAAAGAAACTCGACCCGCCATACTGGATGATCGAGTTCGGCTCAAGACAGCCAAGACCCCGTGAAATCGTATCGAACTGGAAAACAAGCGGACTACCAACATAGGACATCCGCACCACCGCGCGATCCATAAAAACAATACCATACTCACCACCAGTCAAACCCTTTACATGCCCACCGTCTGGGATGTCTTGGTAGTCAGACTGTGTGGTTGCCGATGGCGTCCAGTCTGTCTCATCACCTAACGCGCACCACTCCACGCGATTAGGGTAGATCGTTGACCCGTTATTAAATCCTGCAACCACAAAGTCTCTAACCGTGGTTACATATCTAGACTTAGGCGCAGCAGCCCCAAGGTCTACAAAGGCCGTGGACGAACCCATGAGGTAACCCTGGAGCCTGTCACCACCGTTGGCCGCAATCACTCGATTACCAAACTGGGTAAAGCGCCACTTCTGATCTGATGGCGTTGTATAACCACCTGCCTTAGAAACATTCGTAAGGTTGAGGTTCGTCTCTAGCTTGAATAACTTGGTATCACCACCTGAAAAAACAGTTACCGCTTCGCTAGGGGCGGCGGCAGCAACAACGGCATTCAAGACCTCAGAGGCAGCATTCGACCACTCAGAAGGCGAAGATATAGGGCCATAACCAACTTGCTGAGGAATGACGTTCTTAGCGTCTACAAGCGCACCAGCAACCCCAGGTTGATCTGGTAGCCACTCGCCAAAGTTCACTCTCATCGCTTCGCTACCGTCATGGTTAGCGGCACACCTGAATACTGACTCTCTTCGTCAGACCTTGTTAGCGAGAAGATCGCGCGATCATAAAGCGTACCCCAGGTTTGTAGCCTAGGATCGTTCATCAGGTAAGGTTCTGCTTCGCCTAATGACGCGTAGAGAAGTGCGTCCGGACAGGTCGTAAGCCAGAGATTTGACGTGTTGCCTGTAGAAAGAAACGTAGGCGCGGCGTAGTAGAGGATCTTGATCGTGTAAGTACTGTCAGGAATTGGGGCAAGTTGAATCGTAGACCCAAGGATGGTGTAGAAAGCCGGTACACCACTTTCGTTCGTCCTACCGTTCCGAATAAAGATGTTCGGCGTTGCGAACGTAATAGGGAAGTCGGGGTCAGAGTCAACGTACACATCCCTTGCTTGCAGGAAGTCGCTAGGGATGTTAATTGTCGCAACTCCACCGGTCGCCGTAACCGATGTTTGCGTAAGCATTTGCCGCAAGCGTAGATCTCTACGGAGTCGAATCTCTGCGAGTTGGATGAAGTCAGGGATCGCGGAAGTAAGATCATCTCGCGAGAGATAGTTAGCTATCGTTGTCTGTAGATCGCTGTAAGTGCTTAGGGCCATATTCGACATCGCTCCACCGGTATTCGTGCGTCCCGATGTGTCCTATTTCGAGGCTCAATTCGTGATCCACGAAAGTCTTTATCCCGTGGTCTAAGGCTTTCACGCAAAAATGCACATCTTCGCCAATTAGACCACCCGCCCCCCATACTACATCAAACCAAGGCTGCGGCATAGCCTCAAACACAGACTTATGGGTTAGCACAACCCCAAAGCCTACAGCGGTCACCTCTTCGATACCTTTTTTACCTCGACTCTCAATCTTCTCGAAGATCTCTTTATCCTCGTGAAAGTTGATCGCTGTCGGTAGAACGGGTTTACGCCTCGTGACTGCATTCACCCCGACGATCTTTTGTCCGTGTGCTAACAGTCGTTCTAACGTGTTCTTGGGGAACCTCATATCTGAGTCCACCCAAAGAATGTACTCAGCACCATCTGCTAACGCTTCTTTGGCTAACGACTCTCTCTGACTGAAGATAAGAGTCCCTGGCGCGGTATACAAGAGGAAAGACCCTCCTGTTGTCGCGCACCTATTTGCCCCGTCATACGCTGCCAGTCGAGCCATATCGAAGGCAGTCCCCGTCATCATCGTGTCCCGACATGGAACACAAAAGGCTACTTTCATACTTTCCCTGGTCTAGTTCTGAAGTGTCTGTTCTCTGGGTCGTTCATCCACGCCCTGAACTTTTTTTCGTCTGCGATAGCAAAGCCTCGCATGATCCCTTGTTTGTTTAGATCGTCAACCACCGCAAAGGGTAATTGAGCGTATCGAGTCCACTCACCCCAACGCTCGCGCTCATCTGTTGCGTTATAGAGTGCTTTGTTCTGCTCGACAATATCCGTGATGTCTTGAGTTCGCTCAAAGACATATTGGTCGTCGGTTGCATGAAATTTAGTTTTGAGCATAAAAAAAGGGAGGTTGTTACGCCTCCCTCTTTTTTACCACAGTTTTTGTTACGCTGTCTTGAGGTCAGCCAAGATACCGTGAGCAGCCTCGTTACGCATCTCCATCGTGAACTCAGCAAGGATCTGAGTTTTCTCGGAGTCACCAGTCTTGGCAAGCTCGTTGGTCTGGAAGGGGCGAAGATAACCGATTGCTGCATACTCAGGATCAAGAATGAACGCATCACGGCTACGCACGAAACGATCAGGGACTACAGAGATCGATCCGAAGTCGCTCAGGTATACATCCGCTGCGCCGATGATGGTCGTCGGTGCGTCAGAAGGAGCCATGTAGCGCTGTGCTGCAATACCAGCAAAGGCCGAAACGGTCTGCTTGAGTGCAGGGCCAACCACGAGGATCTTGGGGCTGCCGCCAGAGGTGTAAACCTGCTGAACGCCATCCTTGAGGATTGCCTCGGTAAAGGTACGGGTTGTACCGTCTGAACGGGTCGAAACACCGATGGTGGTGGGGTTAGCACCGTCAGTCGTGTTGTAGTTCGAGTTAGTCTTGAGCCAAGACAAAAGCGAACCCAACTTGCGAGCCGTGGACGAGTTACCAGCACTGCGACCTTGGTTAGCGGCAAGAATGGTCTCTTGGTCACGCTTGAGCTCTTGCGAAGCCTTCGAGAGTTGATAAGCCTTCTCTGCGCGGCGGCCAGCAAGGTCAACGGCCATCATCGTGCCTGACACCTGGATCGTCTTAGCAACGATCTGTGTGTAGTTACCGAGACGAGTCGTCGGGCTGATGGTTGCTGCTGTTGCGTCGTCACCTTCAACCTGTGCGTTGTTGGTTGTTGCTGCTGCCAACGTGTCGGTCTGCCACTCGTGGTAGACAGCCGTTGCTTTGGTGCGAGCAAGCGACGAAAGAATAGGTGTTTCGGTCGGGCTGATGTTGTAAATAACATCGGTTAGATCTTCACGCTGACCGATAGCCGTGAAGGTCTGGAATGTACCTGAAGGAACAGTCATTTCAAACTCCTAATTACAAAAATCTTTCAAAAACCCTTGCAGCGTCTTGTCGAGAGCCAGTCTTTCTAAGTCGCGCAAGATCCTGTTTTGCCGCTTCTGTTGCTATGGTCTTACCCGTGGCATTACCAGCCTTTAGCATCTTGGGAGCCTCTGCAACCTTCTTGGTTACACCAGGCTTGGCCTTTTGCAATTTCTGGTACTGACTTGCCATCCACAACGTCAACACAGCGCGAGAGTCTGTTGCATTTGATAACTCTGCATCCGAGTAACCAATACTCTTTGCAAAGCTACGAAGTTCAGAGCGAACCTTCTCACCCTTTTCGGGGTGCGCGTACTCAGGGATTGCCTCGGCTAC